CCTCGGCCTCCACTAATAAACAAGCTCCGTAGATCTATGATTTACGGAGCTTTTTTATTTGCAGTAGCCTGCAAGATTTAGTCTTGAAAAGGGTATTTGCGAACTTGCTTCACCGGGGCGGGATGTATATATTTCCACCTCTGCTGCACAGGCGTCAGAATTGCCAGATCGTTATTTGGCAGTAACCGGACGCTTCACCGCGCTACCGCCCGAATGGCGAAACTGGTAGACGCATGGGACTTAAAATCCCCCGCTCGTAAGGGCGTGCCGGTTCGATTCCGGCTTCGGGCACCATATATATCAAGGGCTTGCGGGCGAAAGCTGATGCAAACCCTTGTTTGTTTCTGGTCCGCAATTTTGAAGTTGGTCCGCAATTCATTTGGTGGGAGAGACTTTTTTCCCTTTCCGGTTGCGGATGTACTGCTCTGTCATCACCACCGTGGTATGCCCAAGTTGATCTTTGGCCTGCATGATGTCGCCACTGGATTCCGCCTTGTCGGTGCCGGCCTTCGCGCGCAAATCACGCATTTGGAACTCCGGCTTCGAAACCCCGGCCGCCTCCCTGGCCAAGTCAAACCTCCTTCGTAACATCGCCACCGTCATTGGTGAGCCATCCTCCGAAACGATCAGCCGCGTCGAGCGGACCTTGTGCCCGGACTTCCTGGCCATTATTCGATCAATCACCACCTTCAGTTCACCGGTTACCTCAATCCGCCGTTTGGCCTTTGTTTTCCCCTGTGTCACCCAGATCTGCCCATTGCGGACATCCCGCTCATCCATCAGCCTGGTGTCGGTCACGCGTTGGCCGGTCAGATAGGCCAAGTCCATTGCGTCTTGCAGCCCCGCATCGGCCTTGTCGTGCACCCGCTTGAACAGCTCGTCTTCGACGTAGGTGTCTCGCCCCGTCTCTTTATTGCCTTTGATGCCGGCGCAAGGGTTGGCCAGGGCCGTATAGCCCTTGTCCCTGGCGTAGTTCCAGATCGCGCTGAGCAGCGCCTTCTCACGATTGGCACGGACCGGAGCAGACTTGCGCCAGGTGAGATACTGCCGAACGTGCAGCGGCTCGATCGTTTCGAGTGGGGCGGGCGGGTCGTCGAAGAACGCGATCAGGTTCTTCAGCTCGCGCTTGTTGTCGGCCTGGGTGGCTGTGCTCTTGGTCGGAACAATGTCGACCACATATTTTTCGGCTACATAGCGAAAAGTGATGACCTTCGACACTAGATCGGTCGCGGTTCGATCGCACTCTAGTTTGGCGTACTCCATGATCGCCAAGCCGTAATCGCTACCCAAGGGGATCTCTTTGCGGTCCTTTCCGCCGGTGTCGTAATAATAGAAGACCCGGCCACTGGCTTTTTTCCGCTCGCGCAGTCGGGCTATCGATCCGGGTTTGCTTGGGCGTCTTCCCATGTCAGCTGGCCTTACGTGGTGTCCATGCGGGTTTTTCTGCTTCAAACATGCCGACCGCAGTCACGGCCTGAGCCGTTACGCTCGGCCAGCCGTTCACTTTAATCGTATGCCTGATGCCATTTTTCTTCAGATTGAGGATTTGTCCTGCCTTGGTCCGCGCGCCGGTAAGCTGGCAAACCTCCTCATGAGAAAGGAACTGGATGGTCATGAGCTGCTCCATGCCGCGCGTGGCGGCAGAAGGTGGTGATTGGGGGGACGCGGCTTTTTGCAGCGCCTGAGCTAACTTCCAGCGTCGAGCCATGAGGGTCTACAACCGATACGCGTGGAATCGACGGCCATCCTGCGACCTGATCTCTGGAGCAAGGTCTGCCAGGTCCTCGTCGAGGCGGCCGAAGTAGTAGAGATGTTCGCCGTCGAACTTGCGCAACTGGCCGCCTCACACCGTGTCGTGCGTGAAAACACGCTTGCCGCTGTAGTCGTCGATGAACCAGACCTTGCCGCGGCTATCGACTTCCATGCTGGCGTAGCGATTCACGGACTGGTTGTAAAAGAACCGGCGCCCATGGTCGGCGATGATCCGGATTGCCTGGTTGACCTGCTCGCATCGCTGGCGCTTCAGGGCGAGTTTGTTTTTGGTGGGCATGGGGCGTCCTATGCCGGGGCTACCCGGGCGGAATGGTGGCATGAGAAAGCGGGCCTGCCACGGCCCGCAGGAGAGGGTTACAAGGAGTGGAAAAGCTGAATCAGCGTGTGCAGCCAGCCACTAACCATGTTGTAAAAACCAATCGCAGAAAAAACGGCGAAAGTGAGGATGAGGAAAAACGCTCGTGGCATTACAGGGGCTCCTATTAGGTTGGATTTTGAGATGACTCTCTCCCCTAATAGTGGGTAGGCAGTGCTCCAAATTCGGCGTTTTGAAAGCGATGTTAAGAAAAAAGTGCCCTAAGCTGTGTCGGCCTGCCGCTCTGCGGCGCACCACGGGTCGTTTGCCCTTGCTAGTGCTGCCATTGCCGGCGCGCTGACGGTGTTGCGGTCGTAACGTGATGTCAATATGCTTTGATCCTCAAACAAGGAGGTGAGCAGTGAGCAAATATGCGCCGTTAGCAGACTATCTGAGAGCCCAGTCCCTCGACTCCGTCAAGCTGGGATTTGCTCAGATTGATATGTTAGTCAATGGCCTGCCACCCAGCGCAAGAAACCATGACGCTTGGTGGGCTAACTCGCGGACGGATGACACTCACTCTTGGGCGCACCAGTGGATCGCTGCTGGGTGGGAGTGCGGGTCGCTTGATAGGGCAAATGAAACAGTAGTTTTTCAGCGCATTCTAGCTGGCTTAGAAAGCCGAGTGCAGTGCTTCTGGTGGGTCAACCACAAGCAGACTTTTAAATCTGAGTTTGAAGGCGGTTATATTTGGTCACCCAAAACTAACAAGAACGGGGCCCGAAATAGAACATACGACAATTTGACCCAGGTGAAGGCTGGCGATGTTGTTGTGTCCTTCGCTGATGGAAAGATTAAAGCCATCGGTGTCACCAAACAGCATTGTTCTGAAGCGTTGAAGCCTGAAGAGTTTGGCTCGGCAGGCGCCAACTGGGCTGACCGTGGGTGGCTTGTGCCGATCGAATGGACTGCTTTGTCTTCTCCTATTTCGCCAAAGATCCATATCGCCCGCATTCAGCCGTTGCTACCTAATAAGAATTCCCCCCTGCAAGCAAACGGAAATGGAAATCAAGGCTGCTACCTGGCAGCGATTTCATCGGAGCTAGGCCGTCTGGTTCTTGATGTAGCCAGCAAAATTAACCCAGATTTAGTTCAGTCAATCCAGGACCTAAAACAACTGGTAGAGGCAGACTTCGTCGAGAATGAAATTCAAGTCTCCGAAGTCATTCCTGAAACAGAGAAAGGGCAACTTATTCGATCTCGACGCGGGCAGGGCATTTTTCGTTTGCGAGCCTTGGCGATCGAATCGAGGTGCCGTATCACAGGTGTTGAAGATCAAAATTTTTTGATAGCTAGTCACATCAAACCCTGGAAGGACTGCGCTAATGATGAGCGGTTAGATGGTTGCAATGGCCTAATGCTGGCGCCTCACATCGATAAGCTATTTGATCGCGGATGGATATCTTTTAGTGATAATGGAGACCTGCTTTCAGTGCCAGCCGCGGAACAGGTGATGGCGGCATGGAGTGTTGACCTGAAGAAAAATGTCGGGAAGTTCAGCCTGGGACAGTGCCGTTATCTTGAGCACCACCGAAACAAAGTGTTTAAAGGCAGCATTGAAGCGAGGAGCTGATTCGGTGGGGGGCTTTTGTTGAGCTGACATACAGGATCCTCGCCGGCTGGCGTGATTCGTTGAAGTGGGGTATTTGTGTTCGGCCCGGCATGGAGCCGGATAATGGAGGATTTGATGAACTTTTCTGACTATTGGAAGCAAGTCATTAAGCTGTCCAGAAGGAGCGGTGAATGCCACCAAGCTCTGCTGGATTTTCTCGAAAGGAAGCCTCAGCCGTCCGGCGTTGACCTTATTGAGTACGACAGACTCAGGACTGAATACGCGGAGGCATTTCGCGAATGGATCAACTTCAGTGAGGACCATGCGAGCAGTCGGTCTGACTCGGCGGGATGATCTCGTCGCCCACGTCTTTGCTGATTTCGAGCAAGCTTGATCGTGGAAGTCGCGCGACACCTTTTCAGTAATTACAAACGGTGTCGTGACACAGCGAAGCATCCAGACCTGGGTCTCGAAGTTGGCGCTGATCAGGTTCTTCAGCAGCCGCTGGTGAATGTCCTACTGATTGTTGATGCCGTGGTCCTTCATGACCAGCTTGAGGTCAGGCTTGAACACTCCGACAACTTCGATCTGGAGTTTCTCGATGCCCAAGGCAGCGTCCTTGGCTGCCGCCTTCTCGCGTTTCCTGCGCTGCTTGATGGCTTCCGCCGTCGGTTGGTGCTGGTCCTCGGCCATGGCCTACCTCTTCAATTCCGTTGGCGGGCAAGTCCAGCCATGTCTGTCGTCGGCGCTGGCGCACCTGGTTGTTGATGCTTGTCATGCAGCCCTCTGCTGATTCCAGACATCCACGGCGTCAAACACACGGGCCGCTTGTTCTTCTGTCAGTGAGACCTCGGCAGGAATGGCGATCCAGCCCGAGGCAACCCGATGATTCGGATTGCTCTCGGCGACTAGGTCCTTGTAGGTCTCCTGGATTACGTCTTCGAGGTGGGCGGCTAGATAGTTGCCTTGAGGTGCGACCTCTACCGATTTGGTGTATCGGTGCCCACGCTGATCGCGACACTGGACGCTGACATAGATTGTCCAGCGGTGGGCAAAGTCGCAGATTGCTTCAGCCATTCGCTGTCCTGGCGGAATGCTCTTGCAGCTCTTCCTGTTGATCATCCCTTGGCGTCCGCTGGGGTCGATGTGGACCACCGCGACGTGATTGGCATTGAGCAGTGCCCGGCTCGATCGCTCTATCCGGGTACGCATGTTGTTGGGCTTTCGCTTTTTCATAGTGTCACCGCAATCTGGCGATTGGCCTTAGCTTCAAACTGCATGGCGAGTTCGTGAGCGGCCTTGTAGTCGTCACGGAAGGCGCGAGTCTTGCCGGTGGTCCGGTCTTTAATCTGGTACATGCCGACGCTTCCCCCGGCGACTTGGTAGCGCACCGGTTTGGCTGGCGCTGGTCGATCAATACGGCCGGCCCGGGCGGCATTAGTTCTCTGCAGTAGCACACCGAGTTCATCGAAGCGCTCTTGAAATGACGGATGCATACTGATCCCTCGGAGTAGGTTATGTGTATTCGTCAGCACTCCGCCTACTTGCTGGTTGATTGGTTACCGGGGCTTGGACAGGCCCGCTTGAATGCGCTGGGTGATCTCTTCTCGATGCACTGCGACTTCCTTGGGAGCGCTTGTCCCGATACGTACCTGTTGGCCGCTCACCCCCAACACGGTGATCGTAATGTCATTGCCTATGTTGATGCTTTCGCCTGCTTTACGAGTCAAAATCAGCATTTCCATTTCCTTGCGTTTGTTGGTTTCCCAATGCCGCCTTGCAAGAAGCGGCATCAGTGAAACGTCACTGCATTAAGCGGATTTCATTGCGTGGGAACCAAGCTCCGTCAACCAGAACCATGCAGCCAACAAAGGCGGCGTAGCGGGTCTCTCGGTCAGTCTGGAAGCCGTAGTAGAAGCAAGTGGCCCGAGAGGCTACGTTGCTCAGCAACATGCAGCCCAAGATCAGTGCCAGCAGGATCAGCAGAATCTTTACCGCGTACCTCACGCCTCGATTCCGTAGTCAGTCAGGCGCAAACCGAAGTGCATGCCTATTTCCTTGAGCACCACCAACTCTGCTGGCTCGATCTGACCATCAGCCTGTGCTACGGCAAGGATGTTGACGAAGGCTTCTTCCGCGTCGGCCGAGACGTTTTTGATGTCGGCGAGTTCGCGTTTGATCGCCAATCGACCTACTTGGAAGTTGGCGTTCAACTGGCCTGTGAAGCGATTGACGGTTTCGGTGATCTCGCTGCCGAAGTGCGTCAAGTTCGGGTTGGAGCGAATCAGCTCGTCAAGCTTAGAAACCTCGCTGGTCTCAATCTCGCCATCGGCCGCCGCAATCAATAAGCCGCCGCCGACGATCGCCTGCATCAAGTTGCGGTTAACAACTTTCTTCATTTCGGCCTGGGCGTTGCCGACTTGTTTTCCGAACAGCTTTTTCATTCCGAACATGGTGTTTCCTCAGGGTGGGTTACATCCCAATGCACCCTGTTGCCAAGGTGCAGCAGTGATGCTGTCCGTCCTATTACCGCCGGAGGAGCGGGGCGCATTGCTTGCCGGGTTATTCACACGGTTCTGGCGTTTCACCATCGAGCAGCCGTTCAGGTTGTTCCTGTCGTGGGCAGGCTTTCGGGCCTGTCTGCTTGCCGGTCGCCGGTAGAGGCAATGCGGTCTGTTGTTTGTTGCGCTGACTGTTAAAGAGCGGCGGGTGGCCCCGTATTGCCGCGGCGATTCGCTGCGATAATTAAGTATTGCCGCCGGGGATATTAAAAGTCAATGCCGCCGGAGATAAAAAGCATGTGAGGCATAAAAAAGCCCGCGTTGGGCGGGCTTGCATAGGGGTTAGATATTTGCCGGGAGATCCCAGGAGACACGGGCGCTGCCGTCTTTTTCGCAGCTCACCGTTACGTGCTCGGTATCGGCAATTTCCTCAAGGAGTCGTCTCCAATCCTTCGGGCATTCATCTGAGATTTTACAGATGACAGCCGTTTTTCGTTTCTGGGCGGCAGGGGAACTGATGATTTTTTGGATGCGAAGTCCAAGAAGCTCAAACGAATTTGGCGGTGATGGTTTGTTTTTTGGCTTTGCCATTGCACTGCTCCATTTTTTACATGGATATACAGTGAATGGCTTGCGACATAAGAGCTAAAGATTAACGATTAAAAACAATTATTTAACGGGGAGAAGTTCGTAAAGGCGAGCTTTCGGAGGGCGGTGTTTATGGCCGATTTACCTGCAAAAACTTAGATTCGACCCAACACTTTGCTGGGAGCAAGGATTGCACCTACGTAATGAATTTTCTCGATATCAACCCGAGAGATTGTCAGTCGCTCACCGTACGCTGAATTGATCGACATGAGGTTGATCTCTTCCTCGGTTTCGAAGAGAAGTTCTTTAACCATGCTCTGCCCATCAACGGTGGTGACCATCACATACTCACCCGGCACAAGGCGGTGATTGGGCTCGCAGACCGCGACCCAGCCGCTACGGATAGCCGGAGCCATTGAGTCTCCTTTCAACCTGAGCGCGTAGGCGTCCTCATCCCTCGAGTAGGTCTCAACCCAGCCAGCGGCCTGGTCAAGGCTCGTCCAATATCCCTCACTGCCGAGCTGGGCGGTGCCTTCGATATTGATTCTGCGAGGTGAGGAATAGATGGGGGGGCCTGCCTCGACATTGGATTCGAAGCTGGACTGAGCCATTTTCGCGATTTCCTCAGCCAGTCGAGGGCTGAATGATTCCACGGGCTTGGAAATCAATCCGGCAATTGCACTAGCGACTTTCGCATTCAGTGCGTTGTAGCCGTTCAGGTACGAGCTGACCGATCCCTGATTAATACCCAAGGCGTCTGCGATTTTCCCCTGGGTCAGGGAATCACGCCGCGACTTGCCTGCGTTGAAAGCGTCCACAGCCGCTTTGAGCGCCAAGCACTCCTTTTTTTCCCAATCTTCGAGTTCGCGTTTTTTCATTTGGCAATTATTCCTTGCGGCGATATTTAATCAAGTGCCGCCGGGCTTGATTAAATAAATGCCGCCGGAGATACTTGCGGAGTGTTTAACGATGGAGGTCGGAGCGATGAGCCGAAAAAGTCTTCAAGAATTTGCTCAAGGACGCGGGCAAACCAATGCCGCGGGCTTGCTGGGTATGAGCCAAGGGGCGCTCAACAAGGCCCTTCAGGCCGGCCGTGACGTTTTTGTCACGGAGCACGCAGATGGTTCTTTCACCGCGGAAGAACTCAGACCGTTCCCGGTCCTAAGCGCGAAAAGGACGCGTCGCCGGATGCCGCCCATCCAATGAGCCAACTTTGAGCGCAACGGCGCCGAGAGAAAACTAGACGATGAAATCGCCAGTGCTAGACACCCGTCGCAAAGCAGTCATTGCCTCTGCCAATGCATTCCCTGGCGGACTTGCATACGCCTCTGACTTTCTTGGCGAGGAGAATCTCAAGCGCTTCAAGAACCGGATTTACGAGTCGGCAGGCGTCAAGCCCCTCACCGACGATGAGGTCTGCACGCTTGAGACTGAAGCCAAAACCACATTCCTACCGGACTACATCTGCGCGATGTACGGCGGCGTATTCGTTCGCCTGCCTGAGGTCGGTGATCTGGACAACGTAGACATGCACCAGCGCTCTTTGCGTACTTCTGTGAAACGCGGCCGGGTTGACCAGTTTCTTGCCCTGGCGTTGGAGGACGGTGAAATCACTGCAGCGGAAGCCACAGAGATTCTAGCCTTACACGCGAAGCACTTGGCTGCCCGGCACGAAGAGGTGACCGCACTGATTGAGTTGCACAAGTCGAAACGCCCAGCTCGAACGCCAAGCGGGAAGGGTTGATATGCAATTCACGATCACGATCAACCAAGTGAAAGCGCTGGAGTGGGGGTTGAACTCCCAGCAGGCGCTGCTGTTTTCGTTTGTCTACGAGTGTCCTAGCTGGGCAAGGCCAATCAAGACCGATAACGGAATTTTCTTTGCCCTGAGCAAGGCAAAGATCGTGGAGGAGTTGCCCCTGCTCACCGACAAGCCAGATACCGCGTACCGACTTCTCAAAGGACTCGAGACCGCCGGACTGATCGAACTATCCCACACTTCCAACATCAGTTTGTTTCGTTTAACCGAGAAGGCCAAAGAGTGGAATCGCAAGCTGGACGGGTCGGAAAAATATCCGACCTCTGATGTGGTTGAGGGTCGGAAAAAAATCCGATCTACCTCGGAAAAATCTCCGAGCAAGGTCGGAAAAATATCCGAACAGGGTCGGAAAAAAATCCGAGGAGGGTCGGAAAAATTTCCGACAAATCAGGGTACCAGTAATCAGGGTACCAATCAGGTAACCAGTAATCAGGAAAGGCAGGGCGCTAACGCGCCAGGCAAATCGTCAAAGTTCGACCCGCTGACCGCCAAGCCGGAAAACGTCAGTGTCGAGGTTTGGGCTGACTGGTGCCAGCACCGCAAGGAAATCCATAAACCCCTCACCGCTAAGAGCTGCGAACAACAGGCCAAGGCTTTGGCGAACCACCCAGTCCCCGATTCGGTGCTAGCTCTTTCGATCAGCAACGGATGGACGGGGATCTTCCCCGACAAAGCGGTCAGCCCCGCACATCCACTTCCAGCCAATCGCCACTCCGGCTTCGACACTCGCGATTACAAGGCCGGCACCAAGGAGAACGCCAATGGCACCTTCCGTCTCTAACTTCGGCGCTCACATGGACCGTAAATTCGGCGTCATCGGCCGTCAGCCAGCGAACTGCTTGGATCATGGCGAGTACACGGCGGTCATCCTCAAGGCCGGCAGGCTGTCTGGTTGTCCTATCTGCGCCAGCAACAAACGCGACATGCAAGAGCTCGAGCGCAAGCGTTGTCAGTTTCGGATAGTTCAGCAATCAAGCGCCCGGATTCCGAAGCGTTTCGGGCAAAAGACATTCGCCGATTTCGTCGTGTCGAATCCGGCCCAGCAGATTGCCCTGGAGGCCTGCACCGACTACGTCGACAACTTTTCAAAGCATCGCCGGGAAGGTCGCTGCATGTTGCTGTTGGGGAAGGTCGGCACCGGCAAGACACACCTGGCCATTGCCTCGGCCAATCACCTGATCAACGAATGCATGGTCAAGGCGGTTTACCGCACGGTGGGTACGCTCATCAGCGAGATCCGGGCGACGTTCAATGAGCGCTCAGGCGAGTCCGAGGCACACATCTTGCGTGAAGTGATCGGCGCGGACCTGCTGGTGCTCGATGAAGTCGGCGCGACCAAGCAGAGCGAGTTCGAGTTGGCCACCTTGTTCAGCATCATCAACGGTCGTTACGAACAATGCCGTCCGACGATCATCGTCAGCAACCTGTCTCCCGCCGAACTGAACGACGCCATTGGTGCGCGCTGTGTCGACCGCATCCGCGAAAATGGCTGCATTGGTGTGGCATTCGAGTGGGAATCTCAACGTGGTAAGGAGGGCTTCTGATGAACGCCGCCAAGCAACAAACCATGCTCGCCGGGCAATCGTCGCTCGCCCGCAAGGTGTTCCAGGTCGTGCCAATCCAGGAGCGCTGGAGTGCCCACGATATTTTCAATTCGTTGATGGTTGCCGAAACCACGGGTGCCCAGTTTCCGGCCGTACGTCGCGGCTTGGGCGAGTTGAAGGACGCAGGTCTCATTCGCGAACCCGTTAACGGCCACTTCCAGCGCACGGCCATCACCATCACGCCCCAGAGAGAACAGAGCATGTCGAAAGAAACCAAGCCGGCCGTGGCCACCACCAAGAAACCCGAGGGTAGCGCTCTGGATACATTGGCGGTGCTGTCTGGTGAGGTAATCAGCTTTGCCGAGGAGGTCGGTCAGCGCATGAAAAAGCTCGCCGCGCGTATCGAGGAAGTGGCGTTGTCCGTTGAGGCAGAGCGCGAGGGCAATGCTGAAGCACTCGACAAATTCAAGCTCCTGCAATCTTTGCTGAAGGGGGGCTAATGGGCAAGCGCATGGGGATCAGGCTGGAGATGCTCGATCGCCGCTTGGCTATACCAGATCCGGCAAACTATCGGTTTGCCGTGTTCTGTTGCTCGTTCAAGATGGACCTGGGCAGCACTCCCGATCACGCAATGGCGTTGTTCGTTGACCAGGCAATGGCTAAACGCTACGGCGCCTGGATGTGGCCTTCCACTTTTCAAGTCGTTGACCTGGAAAATCCTACCGGTGCCCGACAATGACGGCCCTGATCAAAACCCTTACGGTGAAGCTGTCGGACGCCGAGATCGAGCGCAACGCCAAGAAATTGCACGTCCGCGATCTGCGCGATGCCAGTCACCCGGCATTGCACTTTCGCTTTGCGAAGAATCGCTCCCGCGGTTCCTGGTACCTACTTAACAAGCGCACCTGGCACCGTATCGGCGGCTTCCCTGATTTGAGCACCAAACAAGTGGTCACGGCACTGCCGGCGCTGCGTCTGCGGGTGGCTGCCAATGAAGGTTCGACGCTGTCCAAGTGGGTCACGACCGGCGAGTTGTTGGAATGGTATGCCGAACGCATGGCCCGTGATCGCAGCCTGTCCAGCAAACGGAAGAGTACCTCTGCCTCGGCCATCAAACGTCATTTGCTGCCGCGTCTGGGAGATCTACCGCTCAGCGACCTCAACAAAGTCACACTCGACGGCGAGCTGGTCTGGCCGTTGCAGGAAAGCTACTCCACTGGCTACGTGCAGTTGGTGTTCAAGCTTCTGGTCCAGGCAATGCGCCAAGCGTTCAAGCTCGGTTTTATCAGTAGTAACCCGATGGCGGGAATCAAGTTCAGCGACTTCAGTAAGGCCAAGGTCGGAGCTAAGCCTTCCCGGTTGCGGGGCGTTCAGTTGCTGCAGCTGTTGGAGCAATTGTCCCACGTCCTGTTGACTGCCCCGGCCGACGCCATGTTGGCGCTGATGATGCTTTGTCACGGCACGCGCATCGGCGAGACCCGGCAGACACGCTGGTCACATATCAGTTTGGCTGAGCGCGAGTGGTTCATCCCAGCCGAGCACACCAAGACTGGCGTCGAGCATCACCTGCCGCTGACGGACCAGGTGCGCGGGATTCTGATCCGCTACCGCGAAATTCAGCTGAGCAAAGGGTACGACGGTCAGTTTCTGTTCCCAGCGCGCAATGGCAAGACCCTCAGTGAAGGGCAGGCCAGTGCTGTATTCACCCGGTTGGGGCAGGGCGAGTGGACCAGTCACGACCTGCGCAAGTTGGCTCGTACCGGTTGGGCAGACCTCGGTGTTGACCACCTGATCGGTGAGCTGCTGATCAACCACGCGATGGGGCACAACGTGAAGGTGTACATCCAATCGGATGTGATGGGCCGCAAGCGCGATGCGCTGGAGCAGTGGCATGCGCATCTAGATACGAAGGGTTTTGACCAGATTCATATGTTGACCGGTGTTAGATCCGGAGATTCCGGTAAAGCTCTGGAGGCCTTACAGAACAAGACCTGCGATGCCCTTCAAGAAACAACCATAGGAGAGGATTTAATACATGCAGAAAGGGCAGGGGGTTGGCTTTAAACGGCCGCGGATCGAGCTTGAGCCTTGCCCGACCTGCAAGGGCAAAGCGGTAGTGAAAGGGCTTTTTTATGAGTTGATTTGTACTGCTTGCAATGGCTCAGGTTGGGTTATTTGGGGTAGCAGGTTGGTGCTTTCTTCGGACGAGTTGGTGACGCAATTGAGCTTCAAATTGCAGCAGGCTCAGCGAGAGATTGAAGCGCTCCAGCATGGCTCGTCGATACCTGGCCCGGCCGAGTACTACCAACAGAACAACCGTCGCGGCGCAGGCGGATCAAATTACACAGGGGATTGAGAACATGATGATTCGAAAACCAGCCGGCCGACCATTGGGCGATACCGAATACCTGCTGGAGCAGTGGGGATGGTGGCGGATGGATGGGGCAGGCGTTCCCAACTACATCTCACCGACATTTGCACTAATGCGTCAGGCGATGCCGCAGGTGTCTGCGAGCAAAAGCTACTGCATTACAGATGAATGGGCCGGCGCTATTGATCACGCAGTTGCGCGCCTCTCACACCGTGATGGACAAATGGGCGACATTATTTGGCTCTACTACGGTGCTAAATGGCCAATGGTACGGGTTGGCAAGCACTACGGTATAAGCGAAGGGAAAGCGCGGGAGCTGGCGAGAGCAGGGGCGGCATGGATCGATTGTGCTGTCAATTCAATGTGGCAAGCTGCCTAATCAATCAGTCGATTGCAGCCTGTCGCTAAGGGCTGCAACCGACCCAGGCTGTGTGAAAACGCCAGCGTTTGTCTAATCTTCTGATCGTCTAGATCGTGGCGGGGACGATCATGAAGCGATTCATTGAAGGTGAGGCTCGGACGCAAGTCACTTTGCTGCCGGAGTGCCTGGACGATTACGTTGCCGAAGAAAATCCAGTGCGAGTGGTCGACGTTTTCGTTGATGAACTCGACCTGGGGGCACTTGGGTTTGAGGGTGTCGATCCTGCTGCAACGGGGCGTCCGGCCTACCACCCAGCGGTCCTGCTGAAGATCTATATCTACGGCTATCTCAATCGGATTCAGTCCAGCCGCCGGCTTGAACGTGAGGCCGAACGCAATGTGGAGTTGATGTGGCTCACCGGTCGCCTGGCCCCGGACTTCAAAACCATTGCTGACTTTCGCAAGGACAACGGCAAAGCCATTCGCAGCGTCTGCCGCCAGTTCGTAGTGCTTTGTCGCAACTTCGACCTCTTCTCCCAATCAATCATCGCCATCGATGGCAGCAAATTCAAAGCCGTCAATAATCGCGACCGTAACTTCACCCAGGGCAAAGTGAAGGCACGCATGCAGCAGATCGAGCAGAGCATTGATCGATATCTGGCGGCGATGGATTCGGCGGATCGGGCAACGCCCGAAGTGGCCGAGGCCAAGGCCGAGCGGCTTAAAGAAAAAATCGAAACACTGAAAAAGCAGATGCAGAAACTCAAGGAAATCGAGGCGCAGCTCCACGACAGTCCAGACCAGCAGATCTCTCTTACCGATCCAGATGCACGCTCAATGGCCACGAGCGGTCGAGGCACCGGAACGGTTGGCTACAACGTGCAAACAGCTGTCGATGACAAACACCATCTGATCATCGCCCATGAGGTGACCAACGTTGGTAATGATCGTGGGCAACTGAGCAATATGGCGAACCAAGCGCGTGAAGAGATCGGCGCTGAGTCGCTGACGGTGGTAGCCGACCGGGGCTATTACAAAGGTCTGGAAATCCTTGCTTGCGAGCAGGCTGGTATCACCACCATCGTACCGAACCCCCTGACATCAGGCAGCAAAGCCGAAGGCCGATTTGGTAAGCAAGACTTCATCTACGTTGCTGCATCGGACGAGTATCGATGCCCTGCGGGACAGTTACTGACCCGGCGGCATTCTTCGATGGAAGACGGCATGCTACTGCACTGTTATTGGTTCTCGGGCTGCCAGTCCTGCGCAATGCACAAGCAATGTACGACGGGTAAGGAGCGCCGGGTAAAGCGCTGGGAACATGAAGCCGTAATCGATGCGATGCAGGTACGGCTGGACAATGATCCAACGATGATGAGGCGTCGCCGACAGACCGTTGAACATCCTTTTGGAACGCTCAAATACTGGATGGGAAGTACCCACTTCCTGACCAAAACCCTACCAAGGGTAAGCACCGAGATGAGCCTTCATGTGCTCGCCTACAACCTCAAACGAATGATGAGCATCTTCGGCATCTCAGGACTGCTTGAAGCGATCAGGGCGTGAATACAGCCGCTTGATCGTCCGTGATTGGCTGTTTGGGCCGCTGATGCGGCCCAAACAGCATTTACGAAGGACTATGTAGCTGACTAGGGCAATACGCGCATCCGTCTGCTGGTGTCGCAGGCAACGCCCATAGCTCTCAGCTTTCGACGTATTCAGTGCGTTTTCACACAGCCTGGACCCATTGCGGGCACTCGGAATGATGCGACGGGATGATTCAGGGGGGGCTAAAGGCGCCGTAGAAATGATCTGACAATTGATTGCGTAGCATTGCTTGTGTCTAGCTCATGAAACGTACTCAAGGAATGCCAAATACAATCAATGATCTCGTTTTGAGGTGCGGCGCTTTCGGCATTTGGAACAGATGCCTCAAAAACATGGTGGCGTGTGTTGCCAGCATCGAACTCAAAAATGTACAGGAGTTGATCAACATTTAGCCCGGTTTCTTCTTGGAGTTCTCGAGCGGCAGCTCCAGCAATAGTTTCGCCAGCCTCCACCTTGCCACCAGGCAAAGACCATTTTGATCTCGATTTGCGGACGAACAAGACCTCCCTATCTCTCTCGCATATGACTGTAGCTCTGACTTTCATCTTCTGGCCCGAAACGCTTGTCATTGAATTGTAATGAAAATTCCATTATAAGGGCGCGCTTCTCGACGAATGCAACATATAGAGCCAGCCAAACTCAAAAAAGTGCCAGATTGCCTTAGCAATCAGTGATTTTGATGTGTCTTTAGCGACTGACCGTATATGGCCGATAGCAGTCCGTTAGGCAGTTTTATATTGCCAATCATTAGGTATTAGGCTTGCTTGAGCCCAGCTTGATTTCACCCGGCTGGGCGGCTTGAGCTACACTTTAAGGGCTGTGCTCACGGACGTTGAGAGCGGTCCAACGCAGAGCAGGGGAGGTAATATGTCTTGGTCGGTGACGGTGGAGCGGGAAACGAAGAGGAGACTGGTACTTGAAAAGTGGTTAGAGCATGTTGCTCAAGCTACAGCTGCTGGCGAGAAACCTAATAAGAGTAAGTTTGTTATGAACTCAAAAGGCGAACCATACGAAACCAACATTACCAGCCTCAATAGTTGGATTGATAGGTACGCTATCCATTCTTCTGGCACCTCCAGGACCGGTGCAGCAAATACCAAAGAAGCCAGTAAATCTTACGCCAACTCTGTAGCTGCCCTTGAAGACGACTTCAAAACGTTTCTTACTGAGCGACGACAGCCTGAAAATCAATACCGCTTGGACTTCTGCAGAGGACAGCAGAAATTGTTACGTGCTCTGCTGGCAGAAATTGATAGGCAGATTTTTGAGTTGGAGACCAAGCTAGCCTCGAAGCCCAAAGAGCGCCGTCAATGAGATTTACACCCGCTGGCACACCCCGTGCGACGCGATAACCCTGACCAAGTTCTACACTTGGTAGAGCGTCTAACCACAACCGTTAAAAAACGAATTTAGTCACACTCCATACATCGTTTTACCTCAGTGCATTGCTGCCTTCGCTGGTATCGAGGGCAATGAAGAGGTGCAACGTGTGGTTATGCTCGCTTTGCGTTTTGTAACGCTGCCGTGCTTGTGAAGCTGATCATCCCTACAACCGATTTGCCGTCACTCTGCCCACCGTCCGCTACTGGCCCAGGCTGTGTGAAAACGTCAGCGTCGATATGGACGGGGCGTCTCTACGTGAAGTCCGTAGATATACGGAATCATCTTCATTGCTCTGGAAGTCAGTTCTTACGACATTG